GCTATACACACAGATTCAAGAACAAGTTGACAAGCATTGGACTGACGGCGGCACCAGCATGATGTTCCCAACAACTTTGTATAAGGCTTTTGAAGCCAAGTTAAGGAGTAAGAACACATGAGATACGAACAATCCAAACCACTCGTTGAGGATCTGATGGATATTGCGGTGTTGTTTCACGCAAGCCCAAGCTTGCTGCGCCAAAAGATTGCCGAGGCTATCAACAAGCACATCCCTGATCTTGATCCCGCTTGCATGGAGCGCGGCTGCCCCTGCATCGACACGTTTTCCAAAGAGGAGAAGAACACATGAAGTTTCACCCAGACTCCATAGAACAACTTCTAATCGCCGCCAACAACATGAAGGACGAACAAGAAAACTGGGCTGGCTCCATGGCAATGTACAGAATACTCAGCACCCAGTTCCTACACGAATACGTCTTCCCCGTAGAGGACAAAGTACAAGAGATACTGAACAAGCATAGAGAAGAATCCCAAAACGCAACCAAAAGGAGTGAGAAATGAAAGACATCCAAGAATCAATTTTGACAGACAAAGAAATCGAACTGGAGTTCGCTTACATCTCTGGCTATGTAACCGCAATGACAGACGCAAAATTACCAGCAAACTTCGCCATCTGTTTGGTCAGACACATAGAGAGCCTATATGGCATTGCGCCACCAAAACCAGCAGATTTGCAAGAAAAACAAACGGCGAGTTAAACTACTGGCTAGGAATCCGATAAGAATAAACAATTCGAAAATAAAGGAATAGCTATGCCAGCAGGTAACAAAGGCGCAGGAAGACCACTAGGAAGCCCAAATAAGGCCACTTCGGAGGCCAGACAGGCCATAGCCTCATTTGTCGATGGAAACGCTCACAGGCTCGCAGAATGGCTCGATCAAGTTGCCAATGGTGTGAAGACCAAGAGTGGCGAGTATGTCGTTCAGCCTAACCCAGCGAAGGCGTTCGACATGTTCCAGTCGGTTGTGGAGTACCACGTTCCCAAGCTGGCCCGCCATGAGCATGCAGGTGACCCCAACGCCCCGGTGGTGATCGACACCCACTTGAACTTGTTCAACGAACTGAAGAAGGCTGTCAAGCTGAAGAAGCAGGTCGACGCCAATGAAAGTTGAGGACGTACTAGACGACCCCAAGACGCAGGAGATGTTCCTGCAACTGTCCACAGAGGACAGGGCGGCATGGCTGTGGTGGATGGATTGGCACGAGAACAAGGCCATGAAGTACCAAGTCGAGCCATCTGGCGATTGGTGGTCGATCTGGATGATGCTGGCTGGCCGCGGAGCAGGTAAGACACGCACGGCTGCCGAGACTATCGGTCAATGGGCATGGGAGAACCCCAACACCCGCTGGCTGGTGGCGGCGCCCACAAGTTCTGACGTCCGCGGCACATGCTTTGAGGGTGAGTCTGGTTTACTGGCCGTGATCCCCAAAGAACTGGTCGAGCCAGAGGGCTACAACAAGAGCCTGCACGAGTTGTATCTCAAGAATGGGTCGTTGATCAAAGGCATCTCAGCGAGTGAGCCTGACCGCTTTCGGGGTGCTCAGTGGCACGGCGCATGGTGCGACGAGTTGGCCGCATGGGACTACCTGCAAGAGTCGTGGGACATGATCATGTTCTCGGTGCGGCTGGGCAAGCGCACGAAGGTGATCGTCACCACCACCCCGAAGCCCAAGCCGTTGATCATGGATCTGGTTGGCCGCGAGGGGGATGATGTGGTGATCACACGCGCCTCGACATACTCCAACATCAAGAACTTAGCGCCATCGTTCCAGAAGCAGATTCTCCAGTACGAGGGCACGAACTTAGGAAGGCAGGAAATCCATGCAGAAATCATCGACCCCGAAGAAGGGGGCATTGTTAAGCGCGACTGGTTCCGCCTCTGGCCGGGACACAAGCCCTTCCCCAAGTTCGAATACATCATCCAGTCTTACGACTGTGCCACTAGCGACAAGACCCACAACGATCCAACTGGCTGCATTACTCTGGGCGTATTCAAGCCCCTCGACGGTGGGATGTGTGTCATGGTCATCGACTGCTGGCAAGACCACCTCACCTACCCCCAACTGCGCCCCAAAGTAATCGACGAGTTCGAAGTCGTGTACGGCGAGGGCAAAGAGAAGAAGCGCGTCGACCTCTTGCTGGTGGAGGACAAGTCGGCTGGCATCTCATTGATACAGGACTTGCAACAGGCTGGTCTACCCGTCCACGCATACAACCCCGGCCGCGCCGACAAGATCCAACGCCTGAGCATTGTGGCCAACATCATCAAAGCTGGCCGTGTGTGGGTGCCCGAGTCTGACCAGCGTAAGGGTTACGTCCGTGCATGGGCTGAGGGCATGGTGAGCCAGATATGCTCCTTCCCCGAGGGGACGGAACACGACGAGTTCGTTGACTGCATCTCACAAGGCCTGCGCTACCTGCGTGACGGAGGCTGGATCACCATTGATTTTCCACGAGACGACAGCGTGGACAGCGATGACATTGAGGACGCAGAAATATACAACCGCAGCCGAGGTGGTAATCCTTATGCGGCTTGATCCAGTTAAACTGGACTGCAAAGTTATCCACAGCCCCAGTTAAACTGGACTCGAGCATTGTGTTTGCCACAGTCATCGTGGCTTGGCATAATGCCGAAAACTCCCCGAGGTACGCATGACCAAACCCAAGTATCCCCGTTCTGAGGCATTGGAACTGGCTCGACTCAACGCCATCAAGATGCTGGGTCTGCATGAGAACAACACACCAGACGAGCGGGCAAAAGCGCTTGGGTTTTTGTTGGATCAACCTTTATATCACGGGACTCAAAGCGATTTTCCTGCATTTCAAAAAAGCAATCGACACAGTACATACGCCACAGAAGACCCGGAAATTGCGGACATTTATGCAGAGTCAGAAAGACGCCCCGGTAATGCTGGGCCAAATGTTATGCCTTTAGTCGCTAGAGGCAAGAAATTAACTGTGTCTGATACAGAGCCAAACCATCCAAACAATCATGGGTTTTTTAACGACAATTTAGCCAAACAATTGGGGGTTCCATGGCAAAGAGGATTGCTAAAGCAATTGCCTAAGCATGGATATGACCGTCTTGAAGTCAATGACATGACTGATCTTGGCGGCATTCAAACACAACACATGTTTCCAGAGCCAGAAGTACTGCGCTCACGCTTTGCGGCGTTTGACCCAGCACGAGCACACGAAAACGATTTACATGCAGCCCAAGGAGGCAACGTGGAACCTACGATTGAAGAAATGCGGCAAGCTGTCCTTAACCAGAAGCCGGTCAAAGCTGAGGGTGGCAGAGTTCCAGAGCACGACCTGCTGCATCACCCCGGTCAATCAAAGATGATCGGTGAAGAGCACGTTTTGCACAACTCGCCCGAACTCAAGATTACCAAGGCAAAGCACTCGCATCCAAAGTTTAATTCGTACAGATATTTGTCATACCAAAATAATGAGCCAGTTGGGGTGCTGCAATTCATGACAGACGGAGAAACACCCAAGTCTGCCGTCATTCAAAACGCCTACGTTAAATCAAACATGCAGCGTCAAGGCATTGGATCAAATTTGTTGGCAAGAGCGCGACAAGACTTTGACTTAAAGCACAGCGATGAATTAAGTGAGGCAGGCAAAGCGTTTGCCGCCAAAACAAAAGCCCAAGGAGGCAACGTAAACCATTTTGCCAAAGGCGGCTCGGAAAAGGCCTTGCACTTCCCTCCAGCACCATCACTCAGCCAAGCCGAGATCAATGCTCATGCAGAGCGCATGGCTCGTCAGATCGAAGGCATCGACAACCCAAACAAGAAAATCCAAAAGCAACTGGCTCGAGAGCAGAACCTGCCCGTGACCATCAAAGGCGCCAAGAAGGCCGATGTGCCTGTGATCGACTATGAGAAGCTGCTCGGCTCCTACACGGTCGGTGTGCCCGGTGATCCAAGCCGCGGTGGTGTCGTTCCCTCAAAGGGCAAGAAGCGCCTCGGTTTAGAAATGCTTAAAGCCGGTGAGACGCTCCATGCTATCGGCGGCGAGAAGCTGGACACTCCAGTTCCTTTGTATGGCGGTAAGGACTACGGCGCCTACGGCCACCCTGCTGGCTGGGCCAGTGACTTGGGTGCAAGTGCTGGGATGTTCAACGTGGTCAAGCGCTTGGCTGAAGAGAACCCTGAGCGGGCTGTCTATGGCCACTACCACAAGATGTCGCCTGAGTCGCTTAATCATGCGGTTCACATGCTGGACGCCGTGTTGTCTCACCACCGGCCTCATGAGTCGTCGCCTAAGCAGATCGAGATGCTGAACCACCTGATGCGCAACGTGGCCACGACCACTGGCAAGTCAGATGTTCCTTATCCTACGTTCCCCGGCTTTGAGAACCCAGCCGACGTGATGCTGCATGGCTCGATGAACTCTGGCATGCGCAAGAAGATCATTGGCTTGTTGGGCAAGGAGAAGAACTTCCCCGGCGGCAAGCAAAAGCTGGACGACATCATCTATGCGATCAGTCACCCTGAGTTGCGCAACATCGAGACTGGCGCTGGTGGTAATGCCGTGATCAAGTTTGACCCAACCCGTGAACTGCGTGAGAGCATTTCGCCCCACCCAACCTATGGCCACGACATCCCGTCTGAGTTGGTTGGCAAGACCCGCTACATCACGCCCATGGAAATCTTGGCGCCGCGGTCATACAACAACTCTGTTCAACGGAACATTGGTAAGCCCGTGATGCCATTCAACGATGCCAAGATGAACATCATCCGTGAACCGATTGACCAACAGTATGTTGACCAAATGAAAGCTTACGAAGAAGCAATGCGCAAAAGACTTGGCTACGCCAAAGGAGGCGATGTAAAAGAACCAACCATCGACGAGATGCAAGCCGCCATGACGCTTAATCCAATGGGCGAGTCGGCACTGACTAAAGTCAACCGTAAGGCTGGCCCGGCCCATGCGTTCATGGCTGACCTACAGAAAGCCGGTATGAAGCCCGCGGAGATGGAAGCCCGAGGCCTGCATGGCCTACAAGGCGACATTACCCGTGAGCAACTGGCCCAACATTTGGCCAGCGCTCCAGCACCTCACATCATTGAGGATCACAATCCCGACAAGACGTACGAGAAGTACACGCTGCCCGGTGGATCAAACTACCGTGAGATGCTGCTTCAGCACGACCCCATGGAAGTGCAGCACTACAAACTCAAAGAGTTCCCTGCTAATAAGTGGTTGCCAGCCCAATACCACATTCTGAACCAGCACGGCCAGTATGCCGCTGCGGCGCGGACGCCAGAAGAAGCCCAGCAACAGATTGCCAAGCTGCCCAAGATGAAAGCACCCCGTGAGCAAGAGCCGTTTTTCTCTGATCACTACGAGGCGCCCAACATCATCGCCCACATGCGCTTGAAAGACCGAACTGGCCCCAACGGCGAAAGGATCCTTCATGCTGAAGAAATTCAATCGGACTGGCATCAAAAGGGCAAAGAGCACGGCTACAAGACGTACAACATGGAAGACAAGGTTGACGCAGCCCATACAGCGGCACATAAGGCGCGATTGCTGGCCAACGACCCCAACACACCTTACGACGTGGCCACCAAGGCCGCGGATGATTTTCAGCGCTTATACAACCACGCTCATGATATGGAACATACCATGGAGCACGGCGTTCCTGATGCACCGTTCAAGGACACATGGCACGAGTTGGCTTTGAAGCACTTGCTAAACCATGCGGTGAAACATGGCTATGACAAAGTGGCCATTACGCCCGGTCAAGAGCAAGCCGGTCGTTATGACTTGAGCAAGCATGTAGATCGGCTCGAATACTTTCCAGAATCAAACAATCTAGTTGCCATGAAGGATGGCAAGATAATGACTACCGAAACAGTTGACCCGGATAAGCTTGGCAACATGATCGGTAAAGAAGCGGCCAAAAAATTGTTGGAGCAAAAACCTATTCCCGCAAAGCGGGTCGGTGAAAAGTCTATGCACTTGCTTGAGGGCCAAGCACTTCAAATTGGCGGCGAAGGCATGAAGAACTTCTACGACAAGAAGATCCCGTCGGCCCTTAACAAGATTGGAAAACCATTTGGCGCCCAAGTTCAGCCCGGAATGGTTGAGACTGAACCTGCACAACAAGGCCAAGAACCGGGATTCCCTGCATATCATCGACCAGCACAATATGCACCGGTGCATGAGTTCCACATCACTCCAGAACTGCGTGAGCACATCTCCAAACAAGGCCTGCCTATGTTTGCTGGCGGTGGTGATGTAACCCTGCAAGACGTTGGCGCTGAAGAAGCTCCAAGCTTGGGTGTAAAAGAATACATCCTGCCCCATGGCCAACATCCCGGCCAGTTGCCCGTTGGTGGGATTGATATGCAACCCGCGGTGCCCGGACAACAACTGTGGCCTACACAGCCTCCCGGACAACAGCCCCAGCAAGGCCAACAGCAGCCCCCACAAGGCGGTCAACCACCACAAGGTGGCCCAGCCCCTCAAGGCGGCGCTCCGAAGCCTACATCGTTGAGCAACATCCTCCAGATGACGCCTCAAGGCCGTGCTATGGGTGCTATGCAACCGCAACAGCCACAAGGGATGGCCAGAGGCGGTAGTGTGCCGTCCAAGTATGAAGTAAAACCCTACCATGACGATGAAGGAAAACGTGTTGGCTGGAGTGTTCATGAGGGTGATTACATCCATGATGTTTACCCAACCAAAGCGTATGCCATCAATGTGATGAAGCAATGGATTGAGCACGATAAGAAAAAGAACGAACCCCAGCAAGCCAAAAAAGGTGGGACAATCAAGCCTGTTGGGCATGGCATCACCAAAGAAAAAGTTACAATTTCGCCCAACCTTGACGCCATGCAGTACGAACTGATGAGCGTTAAACACTTCAAGAAGGCCAAATGATGGACGAGCAAGACAACATCGACCCAGAACTGAACGAAGACGGCAGTGCGGAAGTAGACATTCCTG